ACCGATGTAATCGTTCCAACAAATAAAGTTGTTGGTGACCCGCCACCTAGACTTGATGTTGCAAAAGTAAATGTATCCCCGTAGCCATATCCAGAACCGCTTGCAGTGACAGATAAAGAGCTGACTGCTCCACCAGATATGGTGACAGAGATTGTTGCACCAGTTCCATTTCCGCTACCTGTAATTGGCGTTAGATTTGTATATGTACCGTTTGTGTAACCCGCGCCTGCAGTTGTGTTTCCTACAGTTGTAATGCTTCCAATTACAAATACTTGCTGTGGGCCAGACCCAATAGCATCACTGTTACCAATAGTCCATTGTTGGATGCTATTGTTAAATCCAGAAACTACCCATGTTTGTCCGCTTTGGGACTGCATGATCATGCCACGGCTGATACTAGGAGCATTTAAAAAAGCGCCTTCATAACCACCCATTTTTCTGGGCCGACCATACTGAAATCGGCACCATTGACCATCTACATAAGAGGGTGCAGAAAAAACAGTTCCATCCCTTTGGATGCCTGAACCCGCCTGAAGAACAGCAACTTTTACAGTCATTAGAATGTCCCGCCTTGAATACCAACAGGCAACAACAATCCGCTAGAAGTCAATGTTCCTGCGCTAGATCCACCAATCGCAAATCCCAATTGACCTGATGCGGCAAGATATAAACCAGTTGTTGTATCACCACTAAAATTTAATGAAGGTGCCGCCGAAGACCCATTACCTAAAGTCAAGTTACTGGTAAAGCTTGTAGTTGCTGATGTAGTTGTGAATACGTTTGTTCCATCACATACCAAAAGAACAGCTTGTCCTTGTCCCAAAGTAAAGGTTGTTCCGCCTGAAACTCCAGTAGAGAAAGTCAATGTATATGAGCCAGTAGTTGTATTTCTGATTGAATACAGTTGTACTGTTTGAGGCAAAATGACCGTGGTGTTCTGAGAAAGAATACCCGCATATTGTTGGATGACGTTCTTACCTTGAGCGGCAGTCAAAGTAACTGTTGCGGCGGCGCCAGTTAGACTCAAATACAATTGCGTATAGTTGAATACGTTTGTTTGAGCCAAAGCATATGTATACCAATTAGTTCCATTAGATACAAAAACACTTGAGTTAGCTATTTGAATTTGAACAGTTGAGCTTGTTGTATCAATTGTGCTTGAACCTTGGGCTGTCACGTTCAATATACCTGACCCATCATTTTTAATGATTACATACCAACCAGATGGAACACTAGCTACAGTAGGTAAGGTCATTGTGCCTGCGCCACCTGTCCATACAAACAATTGTGATCCATCTGTTGAGTTGAAGGTGTAGGCAGAAGAAACCAACGCAACTTGCGTATTGGTGTTCAAAGTAGTATTCAGTGGCAACAAACCAAGTCCCGCCAAAGCGGCGGCACTGGCGGCTGAAGTACCAACACCCAAAGCAACAGTAGACCATGTACCTTGAACAGTTGAATTGTCAATTAGGTAAATGTAATAAGTGTTGACTGTTGCAGTTGTAGGCGCGGTAGGAACCGTTTGAATTGTGTTGTACGTTAAATTGGCATTCTGAGAAACAACCGTAAATGCATTGGTTGAACCAATGTTTCTGATGATGAATGCTTGACCTACTGATACTTGCGTTGCAGGAGGTAAAACAACATACGCAGGGCTTACGTTAGCTGTGGCTTCAATGATGTTGGCAACAACAGAAGTCGTATTTCCATTGACAGGCCATTGAAGCGCTGTGTATGTGGTTGTGAGCGTTAGATTTTCATAACCCACTTGTGATGGGTTAATCGTCTGTCCTGTGTATGGTGAAACGTATGAGGTCATGATTAGCTATCTATTGCAACAGATTGACGATCACCAAGACGTGAAGTGTCTTCAGTCTTGAGTGACTGAATAGCCTCGGTGTACTTTTGTTGGAAAATTTGCCGTTGATCGTTCTTTAAGAAAGGCATTGCTTGCAAAAGAGTGCCAAACAACATGGCCGTTGGAGCATTCTGAGTCAGCCAATTGGTTTGATTGTCAGAACTCAAAGGCTGAATGCGCTCGTAGTACAGTACTTCTAAGGTATACGCTTGATCTGGTGTTGGAGCCAAATACCAGTGATCCCAATTGGTATCAGCATAATAAACGGGCGCCGCAGTAAGCGTGTTATTTGGCCAGTAATTGGTCAAATATTCGTACTTACGAAGCAAAATTGGAGTTCGTACACCACTGCTATTGGTGTAGTTCATGGAAACGGTTTTACGCCATCTAGAAGGCTTTTGAAGCACTGGATTGCCTGCAATGGTCGTTGACTCAACGATTTGCATTTGGCCCAAGGTTTTAATCTCTTGGGCAATCTCAAATTCAGCAAGGGTGATAAAAGTAGGGATGGCATTAATCGTCGCCTGATCAGACCGCTCCAAGTATTGAAGAACGATTGCATTCAGCGAGTCATAGGTCATTACCCAAGAGGGCGTGTAAGTAGCCATATTTCTCCCATTGTTTTAGCTATTTTCCCACCGTCGTCAATCCTTTACAAGGGCACTTTTAGGCGCTCAAAACGGCAAGCGCTTTGGCAGTCAAATCTTTGCGTTCTTCAAGTCCAAATAGCCCCCCATTGATACGCCTACAAAGCGCTTGTTCATCCCCTGATTCCGCTATTTGATTACATCCATGCGTAGCCCAGAACCATCCACCGCTCATGGCGGCGTACATAGGTGTTTTTACCAAGTCTGGATTCTTTACAAAATCCTGACCAAGTGCTTGCCCACAATGCCAGTAGTTATCGTGAAAGGTAAGCTGAATCGTCCCTCTTCCTCTGTACAAAAACCCGTCCCCACTTGCTTCATTCCTGTTCCCTCCCCGATTGGCGTAAATCCTGTTGGCAATCTTTTGAGGTTGATGGGCAAAAACGGCATACTCTTCTGGCTTGAAGTGAGTATGGAAGAGGGCTTGAAGGGTTTCGGCTCTATAGTTAAGATTTTCTTCCAATGTACGGAAGTGGTTGCACTCGTGTGAAAGCTGTCCGATAAAGGCGGCCTGCTCTTTGACGGTAAAAATGCTGAACTTTTGGATAGTTGCATTCAGTGGTTCCACCCATTCTGGCCCTATTCCAAGAGCGTGTAATTTCTCAGCCGTTATCATAGTTGAACCAGAATAAGAGTAAGAACGAGAACGATACAGCACATAAGTACAAGAGTAAATTTATCATTCATTTGACTCCCTCATTAACAGTTTTCATTACGGTTTCGTATTGGGCGATGCAAGAGTTGAGACTGACGATGGCGCTGTCTCCGTCTGAGGCGATTTGGACAATATCTTTAATAGTCTGTCGGTCAGATTCGGCTCCACTGGCTCCATTCCCAGAGGTGGAACCTGAATCGGCTTGTACACCACAGGTGGAGGGGAGGCGCAACTCGCCAGAGTCAATCCGAGCATTAATACTAGACTGCTTTGCTTTAATGTCATTTTTAGCCTGCTTCAGTTGGGTGGTTGCTCTTGCGAGCTTTTGTCCGAGCTCGACTTCTTTGGCGCGAGCTTCGCCATTAAGTCGTTCAATTTCTGCTTTATCTTCTGCAACCCGTCTTTCATAACCTCGGTGATCAGCAACATAATAGCCTCCTATAACAACTAACGACAATCCCACAACCTTCATTACAAAGGCATGGGGCTTTAACATAGGGATAAACCCTACCAAATAACTCAATACATAACCTACTGCGCCAACTACTAGCGCAATAACAGCAATCCAATAAAACAAGTCATCAAAAAACCACGACAACCAGCTCATAGCCCAGCCCTTGCTTGCGCCATTCTCTCACGTTCATGGTCGGCTTCCAAGGTAGGAGGACTCATTGGTGGGGGAGGGGGCGTCCAGTTTGGAGCTGGGGCAGTCATGATGATTGGTGCGGGAGGTGGGGGTGGAGGAGCCACATACGCATCCTTGTTAGCTTTGGCTGCATTCATCATATTCGTGGCTTCATTGGTCAAACCCTTGGTCAAGATACCGCCTATCCCGCCCACGATCAGTAACACAATATCATTAAGCATCTTGGTGTATGCTTGATCAATGGGAGCCATAGCCTTGATCGGCTGGGTCACAAAGGTTACTGAATAGAGAAGCGCCAAGGTAATAAAGGCAAAGATTAGGGTTACCATAATGATGACAAACGCCCTGACACGGACTTCTATCTCATCGGCAGACAGGCGTTCCTTGGGGCTGTTGAACAGTGCCAGCAGTAGTTCCTTCAATTTTCTTCTCCAGTATAGGGGCTACAAGATATTCAGGACAGTCTTGGTCAAACTCACATCGAGGCTTTTGGCACTGAGCCGCACCAAAATTGTCAGGATTCTGGCAAAAGTACCTGTAGTTATCACCACAGCTAGTCAACAGTAATAAAACCCAAAGGTACTTCATTTGCCTTCAATCCTAGCCAGAGCCTTGTTTACACGAATCTCCATCATCTTGATGTCTATGTACATCCACGAAAGCAGTGGTATGAATAGGAGGATCACCACCATCAAGACCACGATAACAATGACGAAGAACGAACGATCATCAGCATCAGCCATATCCACGCTATCATCAGAAACGTTATTACTGTAGCTATTGCTTTGTCTTGGAATTCCTCCGCCCTTTGACGCTTTAGCCATGCCGCTTTCCGTTTCTTGTCTAGCTCCGCCTTTCTAGCTAATGCCTGCTGATTGGCAATATGCCCAATCATTTTATTCACCCGACTATACAAGTCCTTCATCTCAGGAGGAACATGGTAGACCATGTACTCCCTCATCTCTTCATTCAATTTTTCCATTTGTAAGTTGGCGATTACCAACTTGATCGCAATGTCATTTCCTTCTTCGTTGTTGGCAGTCAGCGCCAACTCTTCTTGCTCTTTTGTGTAAGCCTTCAAGCCGTTGTATGCATGAAAGAACTTGGTGAGGGCATCTGCAACTTGGGCGTAAATTTGGTTCTCATCAAATTCAACCCTCTTTTTCGGTTTAGCTTTAACAGGAGCTTGGTTAACCGTGGCTTGTGGCTTTTCTTTACCACCGAAGAGTTTAGAGAAAAACCCAAATATCCCTTTTGCGTCATTTTGGATACCCTTGATATCCCCCACAACTCCATCAATCTCTTTCTT